AGAGCAGGAATATCTGAACCCGATTGACTATACAAATTCTTACGTCTTATATAACCATCTACAAAACTTTTTCCACCATTTGCCATTACTGCTGGGAAGTCATTATCACCCATATTATTTATCCTTCTTATAACGCTCTGCTAAACCACCTGCAGCTCCAGTAACAGCTCCTACTGCCATATCTCCGAGGAATCCTTTGGTTCCTGCTACTCCCTCTACAACATTTACATCTGTATTAATTTCAGGACTGATAAGATTTCTACTTTCCATGAATTTTTTTAAATTTTGGCTTACTTTTGCTTTTTTACCAAATGGATCCTCTCCAAAAAATTTAGAGTAAGTCATTTTATTAAGCCATCCTACCTAAGAATTCATCAACTCTATCTCCAACAGGAGTTTCCTGAGACTTTGCATTCATAGGATTAGTTTTTTCAGCAGCTTTCATATTAGCCTCTGCGTAAGGAGCGGATACTGCCTGACCCTGAGTCGCATAACCCCCTGGTAATCTTGATTGTCTTCTTGGGTCACCTAAATCATTATCCATAGATAATCCCGATTGATCGACTCCTCCGTAACCTGGCATTTTTTTAATTTATACTGTTTCTTTATATTAACATTTACAAAACTACTAGGGTTAGAAAGTGACTGTACATTATTTTTTTTCGAAATGTACAATCAATTACCCACCCCTACCTCGACATTTTTTCAAATTACTGTCCTTAAATATAAAATAGTAGGTATGGTTAGTATGTTTTTTGACTATACCTTTCTTGAAATCTATTCTCTCGCAATAAGTTTACTATGAACACCCAAGTTCACAAAAAAAATGGGGGTTTTACTCGGCTACGTATATGTTGAGGATAGGAAGAGAGTGTATATAAAATATTTAACAGTCACATACCTAACCTCACTTTCCCTAGAAGTAATTAAAATAGGCAAAAAAAATTAGGTTTTGGGTGTTCAACGATTGCCATTGCTATGAAAGGGTTCTATACTAAAAATCACCACACCCCCTACTTGCATGCAAACTGAAAATCCTTTTTTATACAATCTTTTGACCCCTTATGATCAAATAAAGTTCGTAAATGCTTTTAAAACAGGCTTAAAAATACTAGGAAAAGAAAAATGTTGGTGTATGAAAAAAATAAAACATTCTGCTTTTGAAGGATTTAATACAAGTAAAAAAAATAAACTTCAATATCAAGGAAAGGATGCAAGAGAATTACTCCTTTATCTAACAGGAAGAGAGCCAAAAGATGAATCTTCAGTAATTGTTAGAAAAGGTTATTGTGAATCTGCATATTGTCTTAATCCTGCTCATTACTATTGGGGTTCTAGAAAAGATGTTGCTTATGAAAGTGCTTCAATTAAAGAAAACAGTATAGATACCTTCTTAATAAGTAAGTTAAGAAAGGAAAATCAGAAGGGTATCAGTAGCCGTAAATTATCTAAAACATACAGACTTCCTTATCATTCAGTTCGTAGAATCTGTTCTTATGAGACTTATGAAGATGCTGAGAATAGGAATAATGATTACAATGAGAAAGAAATCTGGGATAATCTTTCGGAGATATGTGAAAAAATATCTCTGTCTTTTCCTGAAGAATCAAAAAAATACAAATTAAATTTTCTCGTGAATCAACAATTAGAATGTCCTTGGCATGTTAAAGACACTAAAACCCATATAGGAAACTTTGGGATTATGGGAGAATGTCTTGATTGTATGAAACAAATAAAAAGTGGTAGATGTCTTGTTGACGTAAGAGAATTTGATTTTAGGTGGTATTGGCAAGTAAAAAGATTTTGGGAACAAGTTGATGTTAAAGATGAAGATTCTTGCTGGGTATGGAAAGGAGCTACAAGAAAAAATAACTCGGAATCAACTGCCTATTTTCCCTCTCCTTTTCATTCTGGTAAAACTCAATCGGCTCCACGAGTAGCATTCTGGTTAAGTCGTGGATATACAGGTAAATACAGAATATTTAGTAAGCCTACATGTCAATCTTTTTGCTGTAATCCAAAACATCTTACTATTAAAGAATTAAAAGATTTTGAAGAACCAAAAAAAATTACCTCGATTAAACTAAGTCATGACAACATATTCGAGTACTACAAGAATAGACAAAAACCTAGCTGCCAAAAATGTCCCGATTCCTAACTACAATTCCAAGTAATACAGGCTTTGTTAACTTAGGACTTGTAGAAACCTATCCAACAGGTGGTGGTGGACCTACAGCTTATGGTCCTACTTCTTATTTTGGATCTGATCCAAGACCTGCAGAACAAGGAGATAATTTAAATAATCCTATAGATTTAGGAGATTTTTCTTCTATATTTAAATCTTTTGAGATTAAGAATACTCATGGTGGATTGACAAGAAAACAAACAACTTTTTATAAAATTCATTTAACAACATCAAGATCCGTTCAATTTACTCAAAACTTTTCACAGTTCTCATACGAAGAAAATACTAATAGAAATACTCTTCTCGCTTTCTATAGGATGCATGAAGATGGTAGAAGAGAAGAATTACCAATAAATAATCAAGGTTATGTATATAAAGAAAGTGCTATTGATTATCTTGATGACGATACAGGAGCATTGATAACTGATTATCCAAAGACAGCACTTGATAAAGGTACTTATTTATTTTTAATTACAAATGATATTAGATATTTAGAGACTAATTATTCAATTAATTTAAATGTATCAGTATTGGACTGGAGATTTGTCACAGAGCAAGTTGACGAATCTATAAACTTTGGTTTAACAACAGAAAGAGTTATATCCTTACTTGACTTCGGATCAATATCTTAAACAATATCCATTTGACCAGTTTCTGGATTATATCTCTTAGGTAAGTATTCTTTAGGATCTTGTGTAGCAAATGATGGGTTCTTCGTAATAGTAGGCTTAGGTCTTCCTTTTGTTTTAGCTAATTTAAGAGCTGCACTGTATTCTTGTTTAGCACGATCTAAATTATCTTTAGCAGCGTCTTTAACATAATCAAGTTGAGACTTTTGTGTTGTTCCAGTAGCTGTAGATTGTCCAGTCTTTACGCCAGTCTGACCTGGTATTGTGGTAGCAGCTGATGATGTGGATTTTATATCAAAAGGTCTAGGTGTTGTTTGAAAACTTGTATCAGCCATTGCTGAAGGTAAAGAAGCTAAGTATGCTGCAGCTGATGTAACATCTCTTCCTTTAGATCTAGCTCCTATTTCAGCTGGAGTTCCAACTTCGTCATATCTTTGCTCTTGTATTTTTCCAGTCTCTGCCTCTATTCTACCCATCTGCTGTGCTAAATCTTTAAAACTCTTTTCAGGTATGATGGTCTGAAACTGTTGAGGTTTAGTCTCAGCAGGCATTATTACAGTTGGTGCTGATGGCTTACTTCCACCCATTTTATTTTTTAATAGAACATTCTATAGTAATTCTATCTGTAACATACTCGTACAAGTGAGTGCTCCCGAACCAGCCAAGTGGAACTAACACTAAAAGTAAAAGTAACTCAGCATAAGTAATTGGACGACGCATGATAATAAATATCTCTTCTTCAATGATGTTAGCTAACATTGGGAAGATTTTCAAAAGTGAGCTATGTTTTAAAAAGATACATGTAATATGATCCTCACATGCCAGTAGAAATAACAGAGGATTGGTTAGACATATTAGATACTACTAATTATGCTCCTCTAAAAGATCCAGATAATACATATCAAAGTTATAGATTTAAAAATTTAGATATCGACTCAATAACTACTAGAAATTTTAGAAAAAGATTATGTGATTCTTTAATTGAACAGGTAGAAATTTTTATTCCTCCATCTGGTAGTTTTACAAATGCAGACTTAAGAAGATATTTAGAGTTAATTTCTGGGTATGAAACGAGTACAACAGATTTAGTTTTAGGTTTATCACTGGCAGATCAGATAAGGATTACTTTTAGTGACATGAAAACAAGCACGATCTGTGATAGATATCCAGACATAAATCTTGCGGAAAAACGCAGATACCGTTGTGTTGCTGAATATTTAATCCGTCAAGGAGAATTAACTAAATTAAGAGATGAAAATGGTAAATTAATAAAAAAAATTGGAAATATGCAAAAAGCAGTTGTTTTATATCGACCTCTACCAAAATTATTAGAAACACTACGAAAATCAGGGTTAGGAAAGTTTGTAAAAATTGACAAGAAGCTAAAAAATGATAAGAATGTAGAAGCAGGTAAAACTAAATGACTAGCAGAAGAAACAGATTACTTAAAAAACTTATTGGAACAGCTACAGGAGAGGACGAAGCTAAACTTTATAAGCTTACTATTGAACGAGTTTGTGCGGATATGTGTGAATATTACTACAAGTTCTATCATAATGATGGTCCAGGAGCGATGGTCTATGTTCCTGATCATGAAGATGAAAAAAAATCTATGTTTTATTTGACAGTAGATAATCTTATAAGTGCTGTTGATGACCTTAATAAGAAAGATATGGAAGGTGCTGCTGATGTTATGAAGCAGGCTATCGTAAGGGCAGAAAAATTAGATCCAGATAAAGAAGCCTTATTTATTATTCAAGACTCTAAGGAAATGTCTTTAGTACACTACAAAATTGATAGTGAAGGGGCAGAATTTAAAATGATGTGAAGAATAAAGCATATCTTTCTAAACAGATATATGATTTAACTGATGATTGGCTTACTCCATGTGAATATTTACCTTATATAGACGCATTATTAGGTGATATTGATTTAGATCCTTGCTCAACATATAGTGCAAATGTTGAATTTTTAAAAGCAAAAAAAATATATACACCTAAAGACGATGGTTTAAATATGGATGACCCGTGGACTGGAACAGTTTATTTATTCCCACCAACAGTAGGACGCTGTTCTTTCTTACAAGAAAGAGGAACGTGGAGATGGAGTGTGAAAGCTGGTACTGGGGCTAAAGCACCTAGTGTTATCTGGTTTAGAAGATTACTTAGAGAGTGGAAATTACGTAATATTTATCAGGCTTTATTTTTTTCTACATATCCAGAAATGTTTAGGATATGCCCAGAAATATGGGATTATCCAATGTGTTTCCCTACAAATAGAGCTAACTTGATTCATGGAAAAGGAATGTATACTTTACAATCGCCTGTCCATTGGGGATATTTCATATATTTACCTAAATTAGAGTTTGGTTTTCAACAAACAGATAGATTTAAAGATATCTTTTCTAATATTGGAAAAGTAGTTACTTAATTATCTCTAGGAAATTCTTGATCCTTTAACTTTCCTGGTGCAGGAAAACCGCTATCATTTAAATTATTAATAAATGCTCTTAAAAAATTCTTTTTACTACCATCATCAACGCCTGGTCTTACACCTCGTCGTCTTTTACTGATATCACTTTTAGGGTCTAACGATTTGTAGAACCTATAACGGTTATCAACATCGTAACTGCTAGTAAATTGGGAATCCATAGAGCTATTCTAAGAGGAATTAACATGACCATGTCTGAATCAGAAATGAAAATTAGTGGAGTCTGCGATGATATCAAAGAACTATTAATTCATAAAAATAGAAAATATGGTAATTCTGCCTTAAAACCATGTAGAGTTTTTAGCAAATCGTCTGCAGTAGAGCAATTACTAGTTCGAATTGATGATAAATTAAATCGAATAATGCAAGGTGCTGGGCTTCTTGCAAATGATGAAGATGTTGTAAATGATTTGATCGGATATTTAGTACTGCTTAAAATAGGAATGCATGAAGAAAAAATGAGAAATTTACCTCAAGTTTTTCATGAAGGATTTAAACATGTGACAATCCCTTCTGCACATTTAAAAGATATCCCACAAGAAGATGATTGAATACAAAGATTTAATTGAAAATTACACTCCTGAAATGGAACTAATTGATGCTTTAGATTATCTTAAAGATCAACCTTGGCTCGCTTCGGAGATCCTAGACCACTTGGCTTCTCGTTCCAATAACGAAAAAATCGACGTAAAATCTCTCCTGAAGGATCAAGTTCTTTAAATTTTCTTTCTAAATACTCTATACCCTTAATTTGATTAGAAGATCCATTATAAGTTTCTACTAAATTTAGTAAACAGGCTTCTGTATGACATTGATGACGATAGAAAGTCGGTATTTCTTTGTCTGCTGCAAAATACATATCCACCTCAGCACGTCTTCTGGCAACCATTAAATCACCACCAGACATCCAATATGTATTGATATAGGGGCTCCACTCTTTAATAATTTTTGTTTTAGAAGCGTAACTATTAATAAGATCTAATAATTTACAATTTTTGAAAGATTGAATACCTATACTGTGAGCAAAACTTAAAAGTGCTGCTCGCCTATTTAAATTTAAATTTACAAAAACATAGTCTTTCAATTTTTCAGAAAATTCTTTTAAATCTAAATAAAATTGTTTATCTATATCTTTTTGAGTAGCTCTATCCTTCGCTGTCAATGCATGACCATTTAATTCAGTGCTCCCATATCCAATCTTCCAAGACTCTTCTCCAAAGTCTCTATAAGTTGCATATCGACCTAAACCTAAAAATGTTCTAGCCGATGTATAAGATTTAGTTAATTTATAACCTTTTTCAGAAAAAAATGAATATTTAAGGGACGACAACGGATCCGTTATAGCTTACTTCAGAATAACCATCTAGATTAAGAAGTACAACGTAATTCTTTGCAGCGTTAGTAACTGTAACACCAACAGCTCCTTTTCCTTTACCTGCTTTAGCTATATCAAAAAACTTCTGATATCCAGTTGGAGCACTACCTGTTCCAAAAGCATCCTCTTGAAATATCTGAATTGTATTGACACCTTCTGTTCTATCTAGAGTTACTTTAATGTCTCCTGTACCACCAGGATTAACTCTAAAACCTCTTACAGCGTCACCTTTGTTTCCAGCTGCAGTAGGACCAAGATATGTAATCTCAGATCCAGAATCAACACTGAATGTATCTAAAGTTGCTTCAATTGTTCGTGTAGCCATAATAATTACGTAATTTGACCTTCAGTTGAGAGCTGAAATTGAATGTCTGCATCTATTCCATGATCTTTCATAATGCCATAAAACATCTGACGATCTAATGCTTTTTGATGTAGAAGCTCAATAAATGCCTCTTCTAACTCTACTCGGTCTAAAGTTTGGATTGCGATCGCAGCAGCATGAATTGCAAATTCTTGATCTACTGGGAGATTGACTTCCATATAATTTAAAACCTTTATACATATATTACCAATAGTGAATTAAGGAGCAATGCTATACAAACCAATCTTCTTTTATTGAAGATCCCTTAACACTTAAAGTTCTCTTTACTGGTGGATAAATACCTGTAGTTGTTTGAGAAGCATGATAAATGGAATCATGTATTTTTATATTCTTTTTTAGCAGTACAGAACTAATCCCATAACTACTACCAAATAATACAAAAAAACTAATAGCTACGGTTCCCATTTGAAATCTCTGTGTTTCATTGTATTCTAAGACTAGTAAAACTTAAATATGACAGTAGAAGAATTAGTCAGATACTTCACAGAGGCTTCTATAAGTGGAGCTAGTAAGACACAGGTAATAAGAAGATTTAAAGAACTATATAGTCTCAACGATGATCAGATAAGTAAATTAGAAATATTAGCAAAATTTAAAAATAAACCTAAAAAAATTAATTACAAAAATTTTTATAAAAATAATATTACAAAAAAATCTCAAAGAATTTATTATCCCTTTACGCAACTTTATAAAAAAGAAAATTTTCTATCCGACAAAGAATGTAATCAATTAATTTCAATGATATCTAAAAATGTTAGACCATCTACCGTGGCTGACGATGGAGATACTTGCTTAGTAAATGACTATAGAACTAGTAAAACTGCAGACTTAAACTATTTTTTAGATCCTTTTTACTTATCAATTGATAAAAAAATAGCTAAATTAATGGATTTAGAACCATTTTTTGGAGAAACAATGCAGGCTCAAAAATATGAAGTAGGTGAATACTACAAAGAACATTATGATTTCTTTTCACCTTTTAATCATGAATTTAAAACGTATTGTGAATGGATGGGACAAAGAACTTGGACTACTATGATCTATCTAAATGACGTTGAAGAAGGTGGAGAAACTTATTTTAAATATTTAAATTTAAAAATTAAACCAAAAAAAGGATTATTAATAGCCTGGAATAACTTATACATAAATGGATTTCCTAATTATAAAACGATGCATGAGGCACTTCCACCAATTAAAGGTTCGAAATATATTATCACTAAATGGTGGAGGAGCTGGAGTTTAATTTAATTACCATTTAACTTTATGTGACCAGTACCTAGCTGAAAACTTATCAGGGTTTGAATCCTGTGCATTATGTCTTGCATAATATGATTTCTTTCTAGCTTTATCTTTAGCTGACTTTGGATTCTTACCAGCTCCTTTCACACCTTGCTGTCCAAATCTAATTATCTTTTCTTTACCATCCTTGCAGGCTTTTACAACATGAGACTTTGTCTTATGGCTAGGTGTCTTCTTAGGCTTATTACACTTCAAATGATCTTTTGAAAGTTTTTTAGCTTTTGCTCTCTTCGTTTTCGACGACATCCTTTTCTGTCTCGTAATTATATGTCAGTGTTGATCTAAGATGCCACTGATGTTTAGCGTGTTCTCGACCACGATCAGCTGCCATATCCTGAGTGAGATCATCACCAATCATACCAGCATACTTTGCTAACTCTTCAAAAAGACCAGCAAGCACGTTGTGAGCCACACTTAATTCTAAGATGATTTTATCTTCGTCATATGGATTACTCATATCGATTTCTTGAAGTCTAGACCCTAACAGATTATCAACTCTCAATGGAGTCATTACATTTATTGATCTAGCATGCTCTGCAATAGAATCTACGCCTGCATGCATCTCGTCTTGTATATCACCTGTTAAAAGGTGGACTTGATAAAATTTAGAGCCGTTTAAACCCCAATGAACTAATCTAGTTGTCTCCAAAACAAACATAGAATCTCTTAAGCACTGAATGATTAGATCATTTACATATGCTCTGTCCTTTGGATTTACACTATCCATTAAATAATTTTTATAGTACCTTTCTGTACCTTAGCTCGAATGCTTTGATCTTCGCCACCCTCCGTCCTTGCTAAGGCATCTGGCATACGTGCTCTTTGCAATTCAGGCATATATTCCATAATTTTTTGGCTTTTATCTCTTAAAAATGCTTTTGCGTTAGCTTGAGATCCATCCGATGTAGAAGTCATTTGTTATATACGGAGTAGCTTTATCTGAAGATACAAGCTTAATAGGAGCACTATTATCTTCTATCCAATGCTTTATTTTACCAAGTCTTTCCTCTGAATAACAAGAATTAGACGGATTATACCAATCTTCTAGTAATACAGAACCTTTTGACCTATTGCATTTAGAACAGGAACAAATCATATTTGATTTGACATTATGACCACCCTTAAACTTTGGAACTATGTGATCAATGGTCGCAGATTTTGTATCTAATTTTGTATCACAATAAGCACACTTCCATTTCCATGACTCAAATATTGACTGTCTAAATTTTCGTCGAGCATTACGAGGAGATAATTCGATTAGGTTGACTAATAAATCTTGCTCGCAATTAATCATATATTATGCAGCTTTGAGAAAACTTTATGCTGCATAAACTTGCACAAGTGTATCTTTTATTCCATTAATGGCACTAGCTCAATCTCTTCTTCTATCTCACAGTCTGATTCTTCTAACAATCTTAATAAATAATAATGAATTTTTTCAGTCACCCACTTCAAATCTTCATCCTTTACATCGTTGAATATTGCATTTAAAGATAAATCACGGGATGGAGTTCGAATATGATCGGCTAACAATCTAAGAGCTTTATATCTTTCTTTATTCATCTCCGATAGCATCTCATGTAACCTCAGCAATATCAACCTTTGGATCTTCTTCGGGAGGATGTTCTACTTCTTTTTTAAGAAACTGAACAATCTCTATTGCTCCTAACACTTTCATGTAAGATTCTTTTGCTTGCACAATCTCTAAATCTTTTAATTTTATATCATTAGCTAAAGCACTCTGCTGTTCAACAAGTTGCTTCAGCGTATCATCTAATTTTTCTAAAGAAACTTTGCAAGACATAGTAAATATTCTACTAATTTGAGTATAGCTTCCTAAATTTTATCTAGCTACTAGCAATCGTTATAATTTTTTGCTACATCTCCACCTATTTCAGCTCCTTTATCTTGAGCAACCATTGTAACAAGTCCAGCTAATAACCATCCAACTATTGGTACATTACTTATAGCAGGAGCTGCTTTAACTCCTACGGAGGCTCCTACGACCCTTCCTGTTGCATTTCCACTTCCTTCTACCTTTATGCAAGCAATATCCTTATCAGTCATCACAGACCCTTCTTGAGTTGAATTCGAGCCTCCAGAATCATCCATAGTGTAAGTTTCTCTTAACACTACATTAGATTTTTTATTAAATAAACCTTTATTTTCATCTATAAGCTTATCTCTCATAAGAATTTTTGGATCATTAGCTCGGTAGCTAATACTATATCCATTTTCTGAAGTTACAACTTTGTAACTTGTATAAGGACCAACTGGTAAATTTAGATTTGGATAATTATTTTTAAATTTATAAGAGACTAGAGTATTCATCAACGAAAGATTAGATACCCCCAAGATGGATACTAAAGCTATAACTCCCCAATTTTTTCTTTGTCTGTAGTACATATCACTTGTTATTATTCTCAGTAATAATCTTAATTGGAGCTTGCTCTATCCGCAATATTTGAGTATGAACTGCATCAGATTTGTTAGCATTATTACTTGCTTTTTCACCTTTTTTACGAGCAGCATCCACACCGAAACTGGAAAGGACCCCCGTTAGAATCGAAGCTGGGAACGTGATATCCTTGGGCTCATTACTATATCCAGGAATAGAAACGTAGTTAAGGGATACTATAAATCCACTCCAAGCAACCACAACAAGCCTGACCACTACTGAGATAAAGGCTAATTGCTCATCTTTGTCATCTATGTTTTCTTTAATTTTCGTGAAAACACTTTTCTTCTGTTGTGACTTAGAAGACTCTTTTAAATTTTCAGTCATTTTATAATCCAATTAATACTAAGTTTCGCTCATGTAAACTTATGTATAGCAAACAATAAGTATAAAAAAATGAGAAAATTTCTCCCTTTGTTAATATTGATATTTGCACCAGTAGCAAAGGCAGATATCACCTCAACACTCTCTAGTAGCGTACAACTTCAGGTAAATGCTGCAGCAACACAAGTCGAGCGAATTGGTACAACCTACTCGGTAAGTGGTTCTGGGGTAGACACAACTTACACACCAACTGGTGGTAGTGCAGTCTCAGATGGTATTGGAGGCTTAACTATATCAAGTGGAGTAGGTGCAATACCAGCTCTAGAAGTTACACAGAAGACAGCTGGTAACAGCTTCTCATTCACACAATCCTTCACTCAAGGAGATGCGGTTGCAACAAGTGCTCCTAGTGTCGGAACAGTAGGTAACTTCAGCAGTCAGACTTCTACAGCAACAGGATCAGCAGGTGACCTTGCAGGTACAATTA